CTGTTGGACCCGACTTTTGAAACGACTGAGAAAATTGACTAAAACTTTACCTTTGCTCCCTTTTACCCCTAAACGGGTAACATTTAGTACGTTTCGTGTATATGCCCTCTAAAGCTAACCGTCTTTGTCCGACGAACGTGGATATTGCGAGGAGTCTCGGAGTAGAAGCGGTGACGATTGGGGTCTGGCGTAAACTAGGGATGCCGAACGGGACGATCGCGGCGGCTCGCGAGTGGATGGAAGCGAATAAACCGGTTACTGCCCACCGTAGAACGTCGACGCCGACCGAGGATTTAAAGCAGCCGCTCGTCGCTTTACCCGACGAAGACCCAACTCTGGTCGTTAAAAGGCTCCGGCTAGCCGAGAGAACGATCGCGGCGGGACTTACGGGATGGATTGACATAGCACTCCCAGAAGCGATTAAGGAACGCGATAACGCTCGCCCCGGTAAAGCGCGAGACGAAGCCGAGCGTAAAATTACCGTAATACATTATAAAATCGAGGCACTCCGCAAGGAACAACGGGCCGCCGTAAGCTCTCTTTTCAAGGCCGAACAGGACGCCGTAAAGTTAGATCGGGCTCGGGGAAAGCTTATTACGATCGACGAAGCGAAGGATATAGCTTCCAAGCTCCTTCTCCCGAGTATTATCGCGATCCGTAAGCTTCCCGACGCGGCGACCGACGAGGCCGAACGGAATAAGTTTACCGCGATCGCCGAGATGCTTCTAAGCGGGATGCGCGAAGCGGCGACTTCCGCTCTAAAAGCGTACGCCGACCGGTTCCCGATTAAAGACGGTAGTTAAGGATCGCCCTGGAAAGCAAAAGCGTTTGGAGCGTCGGGCATAGAACCGGAAGACGGTTCCGGCGGGCGTTTTTGGGTTTTATTTTACGCCCCATTGAACACCGACGTTCCGAACGTACCGCTTTAATATGGTCCTCGCCGATCCTCGCCGTCCCGACTACAACCAGCTTAAGATCCTCGCCGAGCATCTTATCTCGCTCGCCTCCTCCGGGGTTAAGCGGGACATCCTCGACTGGGCCGAATCTGCCGTCGTCTTCCCCCACTCCGACCGGTCCCCGGCCTTTAAACGCTCGTTTGCGCCCTGGTTTAACTTTCCGCTAACCGAGTTCGCGAGCGGGAAATGGCGGGTAATCTCCTTTATCGGCCCGACCGGCGCGGGTAAGACGACCTTTATCGAAACGGTTACGTCCTACGTAATCTGCCTCGACGCGGGCCCTATGTTAATCGTAGGGCAGAGCGACGAGGATATTGGCGACTGGGCGACGGAACGGCTAATGCCGATGTTAACCCAGATGCCGGCGACCAAGTCGCTTCTCCCTCATAACCGGTACGCGATTAAGAAGACGGAGATCGTCTTCCCCCACATGTTCCTCCGGCTCGGCGGGGCTAACATTAATACGCTCCAGTCGAAGAGCTGCCGCTACGTTTTCTTAGATGAGGTTTGGACCTTTAAAGTCGGGATGGTAGAAGAAGCCCGGGCCCGCTTGCACGACCGGGCGAACGGTATCCTCCTTGCTTTAGGCCAAGGCGGCGTCCAAGGCGACGAGCACGATAAGCTCCACGCCACCTGTACCGCCTACGAATATAACTGGCGCTGCCCGAATTGCTCCGAGTTTAACCCGTACGCGACCGAGAGCCTCCGCTACGACGACGCCCGAAACGAGAAAGGAGAGTGGCTCTGGCCCGCACTAATCGCGAGCGTCCGGATACGATGCCCCCGCTGCGCCGCCGAGTTCGCCGATAACGAGACGAACCGGTATAAGCTCTCCGCCGCCGGGGAATACCGCTCGACCGGAGCGGCGGACGCTTGGCCCGATCGCTTAGGGCTCCATCTCCACGCGGCGGCGATCCCCTGGATAAAGTGGTCGGCGTTAATCCTCGAAAAGATTAGGAGCGAGGAACGGGCTTTACTCGGCGATCCGAGCGCTCTAAGGACGTTTACGCAGAAGCGGGAAGCCCGGGCCTGGATCGAGGCGGACGCGGTCGTTACCGTCGAGCTACAGAGCGGCGGTTATAGGTCGAGCGAGTTCGAGGACGGGAAACCGATCGACGGCGAAGCGGTCCGCTTCCTAACGGTAGACAAGGGCAAGGACCACTTCTGGTTCGCGGTAAGGGCCTGGCGGGCGGACGGGAGTTCGCGGCTATTACGGGCGGACCGGATCTCGGCCTGGGACGATATTATTAAACTCCAGGCCCAGTACAAGGTCCTCCATCCGGGCGTCGCGATCGATTCCGGCTACGATACGACCTCGGTTAAGAGCTTCTGCGCCTCGCACGGCTTTCTCGCGCTCCGGGGCGACCGGCTAAATAGTTGGACCCATAAGGACGCGAAAGGAACGACGAGCCGGAAACCGTACAGTCCCTTCGTCCCGAACTATACCGTCGACGGAAAACTTAACTACCTAGTCTACTTTTCCAATCTACATGTTAAGGATACCCTCCAGCTTTTAAGGCTCGGGCGGGTCGTTCCGTTCGAGGTTCCGAACGACGTCTCGACCGAGTATTCGCTCCATATGTCGAGCGAAGTACGGCGGGACGTAATCGGGACCGGCGGCGATTTAGCGCAACGGTGGATGCCGATCGAGGGCCGACCGAACCATCTATGGGATGTCGAGGTGATGCAGGTTTGTCTAGCGATAATGATGGGGATCGTACGGTTAGACGAGAACTTCGCGGTAACCCTCGAAGCTCCGGCGACCGAAGTCGCGGCTTAGGCCGGGCCGGGCGGGTAAGTCTTAACCGATGTACTATGAGTGGACTTTTCGCGTTCTACTGGCCTGGGCTCTAGCGAACCCGGACGCTTTTAACGCGCTCTTAACGGCGAACGCGATAACGCTTACCCAATCGGGCGGGAAATATATCGCCCAGACGAATCACGGCGGCAAGATGACTTCCTATAGCTGGCCGCAGTCGTCCTCGGGCCAGGGGCTCCCGCTCGCGATCGTTACGGGGATGCTCGGACAGGTGGCGTGGATGATCGGGAATTATACCCCGGACGAGATCGCGAACTATTTGAAGATTGCTCCGTCGGATACCCAAGTCGCCGTTTACTGGTAATATGAAATTCCTCGAACGGTTTAATAATTTCTTCCGCTTAGAGAAGCCGAAGCCGAAAGACCTAAAGGAGTTTACGTCGACGAACGTTAACGCCTTCGGGAGCTGGGGGTTAATCGACGGGACCCGGCCCGATCCGACGAGGCCTTGGGAACCGCTCCAGGCTTGGGACTTCGATTCCGGGGTCTCGAATTTCGACTTTATCCAGATCCGGAGCCAATCCCGGAAGCTTTTCGCGAATTTAGGGCCCGCTCGGGCGGCGGTCTTACAACGGACCGCTTACTCGTTCGGGAGGGCCTGGCAGCCAAAGTTCGCCGGAGCGGATGAAGGATGGGGGAAAGCGGCGACGACCCTTCTAACCGAACTCTATTATCCGCTCGCCGACGTTCGCGGGACCGATTTCGTTACCGCTTTACAGCTCGACTCCTTCTGCGTTGACGTCGACGGGGACGTTTTAATCGTTTTTACCGAGGACGACGCCGGTTACCCCCAATTAGTCCGCGTCCGGGCGCATCGGGTTAATTCCGGCGATTCCCCGGACGATTTCGTTAAAGGGGGCGATTACGCCGGAGCGACCCTCTATAACGGGGTTATCCGGAACCGGGACGGTCGTCCGATCGCGTATAGAGTCGAATCCGGGGGCGAAATTAAGGGCGAATCGCCGACTTTCGACGATATATCGGTCGCCGATTGTATGCTACTTTCCGATCCGGAGTTTCCGGACCAATGCCGGGGGCTACCGGCCTTTACCCACGCGCTCCAGGATCTTTTAGATTTAAAGCATACCGTCGGGTTCCAGAAGCAGTCGACCATGCTCGCTTCCTCGATCGGGCTCCTCGAAACGAACGAGAGCGGGACGCCGACGAACCTCGCGAGCCTAATGCAGCAAGCCCAACCCGGTAATACCGCCCCGTTCCCGGTCCCGAGCGGAGTAACCTCGAAGGAGTTCCTCGGCGGGCTCGTAAAATATTTCCGGGCCGGGACCGGCGGGAAGGTCGAGGTAATGTATAACCGTAATCCGCACGAGAACTGGGAACGGTTTATGGAGCGGCTAGAGCGGCAATGCTGCATGGGGATACCGTGGCCGTACGGGATGGCGATCGATCCGGAAGGGCTCGGCGGCGCTAATCTCCGGCTCGTTTTAGGGCAAGCGATGCGGTCCTGCGCCGACCGGCAAGATCTCTTCCGTCCGGCCTGGACGCGGATGATCCGGTACGGGGTCGCGAAATTTATTAAGCTCGGGTTACTCCCGGAGAACGCGGACTGGATGAAGTGGGAGCCGACGCTACCGCCGAGGCTTTCGGTCGACGGCGGTCGGGAACGTACAGCGGATCAGAACGACTATAGGCTCGGGATCCGCAACCTAACCGATATTCTAGAGGAACAGGGGCTCGATACCGAAGCCCAGCTCTATGCCCGGGCGGTCGAGGTCGCCCAGCGGAAGAAAATCGCCGCCGAAGTCGGGAAAGCGTTCGGAGTCGAGATTACGGATTCGGATATGTGCCTACTAACGCCGAACGGGAACCCGAGCGATAATCCCGGCGATAATTCCGGCGACGGCGAGACCCCGCTTCCAAAGCCCGGTTCGGTCCCCGCTTCGCCGCGAGTAATAAGCGGGTAAGTCTTATTCTAGATGACCGCTTTACCTTCTTTAACCGCTTTCGCGACCGCCGAAGTCGGAAATATCGACGCGACGGCGGGTCTAATCCGGGGAATCTCCGTTATTACCGTCGGCCCCGTCTCGGGGCACGAGTTTTACGCCGACGCGGAGACTTTAAAGACGGTTTTAGCGGCGGCGAAAGAGTACAACGGGCTTAAGGTTAAGCTCAACCACGGCTCCGACGTCGGATCGATCGTCGGTTATCTCGACGGATTCCGGATCGACGGCGAACAATTACGGGCCGATTTCCATCTTCTACAGTCTTCCGAGCACTCTAATTACGTCCTCGAACTCGCTTCGACCGTCCCGGAACAGGTCGGCATGTCGATCGCCTTCTCTTTCGAATCCGAAGAAGTCGACGGACTCCCGTATCCGGCGGTTAGATGTATCGAAATTTACAGTTGCGACCTCGTCGATAGCCCCGCCGCCAATAAAGGCGGCCTATTTTCTAAGAAAATGAGTGAAGAAGCTAAGAAACCTGAAACTCCCCCGGCGGCTAACGATAAAACGGAGGAAGCTCCTTCGCTCGATAGCCGGATGGCCGCTTTGGAGGCGGCTCTTACCGCCGTTACTGCTAAGCTAGCGGATCTTTCCGGGCTCGCCGCGCTCGGGACGAAGATGAGCGCCGTCGAGACGGTGGTAAACGGCTTTTCCGCGACGGTCGAGGAAACGAAGACCGCCTTCGAGAAGAGACTCGAAACCCAGGCCGCCGAGTTTACCGCCCAGCTTAAGGACGCCAATATTCTCGCCGCCCGGAAGATGGCCGCGACCGGTCTCCCCGCCGGGAAAGCGCCGAGCGCCGAGACCGGCGATAAAATCCTCGATTTTACGACCGCGCTAATGGGTTTTAAGGACCCCGTCGAGCAGCAAGCCTTTTATGAGAAGCATAAAAGCCGAATCCACGCCCAATTTTCCCATCCTAAGAGGTAATCCGCAATGGCCAATACGTTCACTAACACTAGTTCGATAATCCTTACCTCCGCCGCGTTGGAGGCTTTTATCGCCGCGCTAACCCCGATTAAGAGTTTCGCGACCGATTTTTCGAGCGAAGCGGCGGCTAAAGGGACCGGCGTAAGGGTCGTTTTCATCCCATCCCAGGCCGATGCGACGGATTTCGCGGGCGACTATACCGCTAACGCGGGTTCGGCGGCGAACGGGATCGACATCCTGGTAAATAAGTGGAAGTTCGTGAGTTGGCAGTTGTCCGACCTCGAATCCTCTTTAAATCAGCTCGTAAAGATCGAGTCTTTCGGTCGCCAGTACGGCTTTAAGCTCGCGAAGGCGGTCTTGCAGGACATCTGGTCGATCGTGACGAATGCGAATTATGGGAGTGCAGTTTTTACCGGCGCTTCTTCGACGTTCGACTCCGATTCCGTGGTCGACATCGATTCGGCGCTCGATTTACTTTACTGGCCCGACGTGGACCGGAAGATGATCCTCAATAACCTGTATTACAACTCGCTGATTAAAGATCCGAGCGTTAAACAGGCGCAAGCGATCGGTATGGCCGGAGCGGCGACCCCGGTCCAGAGCGGCCACCTCCCGAACCTTCTCGGGATCGAGGTCTTCGAAAGTATGTTAGTCCCGGCTAACTCGGAAAATCTCGTCGGGTTCGCGGCGATGCCCGATGCGATGGGCGTGGCGATGCGGTATATGGCCCCGCAAGAAGGAAATACATATTTTCAAGCTGCGCCAGTGACCAACGACAGCGGTATGACGTTGGGATTCAGGGACTTCTACGATAATAAGTCCGGTACCCGCTGGCAAGTTCTCGAAGCGAACTACGGCTACAAGGTCATTAACCCCGCCGCTCTAAAGCGAATTATCTCCGCTTAATTTCTTCTCTTCCCTCCTAAAAATTTTATGCGACGCGGCCTTACGTTACAGTATCTGGGTACGGCGAGTGGGTACGCCCCCGCGACCCAAGTGTACGGGCCGGAGACTCCCCTAAATACTCAGATGGCCTACGCGAAGAGTTACGTAGCGGGTATCGTTTCCGGATCCGGTAGCGGTTATACGACGAAAGTTGAAGTCTGGACCGAAAATTTCCCGGTCCATAAGTACGTCGCCCGGTATCCTCATAATCTCGGGACTTACTAAAATCTCCTTTCTAGTCCCGGTAGACGGCGGCGAAGTAATTAGTACCCGCCGTCTTTCCTTTTCCGGCGAGGCGGTAAGTCTAGAAGCGACGAGATGAACGCTTTCGATACGCAGCAACGGGCCGGTTTCGAACAGCTCTTAATTGACGCCGGGTGTACTAGGGAATTCCTAACGCTCGACGTTACCGGGACCCCGGTTACGACGGTAATCGACTGTATCTGGTCGACGGGGGAGAATACCGACGAGACGGTCGCTCTAAGCCCGAACGGAGTCTATTTTAAGGCCGACGTCTTAGTTACCCTCCGGGCGGACGATTTCCCGACCCGGCCCCGCCCCTATACCTCGGTCCTAGAGAGTCCCGCCGGGAATAAGTGGCAAGTCGTCGAGGTCCTCGTCGATTACGGCGTCTATTCGATAAAGCTCGCGAAGAACGTCCCTTAATATGGCCGAGAATTCCGCGTTTAATATCGATCTACGCGGCCTAAAAGCGCTCGCGGCGGGCCTTAATAGCCTTCCGGAGAAGATCCCGAGCGTAACTTCCCGCTCCATTAACCACGCCGTCGACCGGATGTATACGGAAGCTTGGAAGGTTGTTAAACCGGAATACTTTACGAAGATGAAGTATTTTAGCCGGGCGACCAAGAAGATCCGGGCGAACCCGTCGAATCTTAAAGGGGGACTCGTCGCGACCGGGAAAAATCTCTTTCTAAGCTCGTTTAAATTTAGTCCTTCGAAGCCTTTCGCCGGAGGGAGAGCGGGCGGGGCGGTCTCGGTACAAATTGGGCCCGGGGTTTCGGCGAAACTTCCGACGAGCGATCCGAGGGCCTTCGTCGCGAGGATGCCGAGCGGGTTTATCGGGGTTTTCGCCCGGCGCGGGAAGAAGCGGTACCCGTTCGCGAAGCTCCGTTCGGACGTTAGCGCGGCGAGTATGCTCGCCGGGGAAACGGTCCGGAAGAAGCTAGAGGAGATCGGGAAGAACGAGTTCGATAAGGAATTTAGGCGGTTAACGGATCTGGAGATGAAGAAGGCGTTCGGGAATTTACCGAGATGAAAGCGGCGAAGAGCGGAAACGGTACGGTTACGATCCCTCGCGAAGGGGACATCGGTAAACGGTGGTATAGCGACGACGTAGAAGGCCTGGAAAGGGCCTTAGTCGACTCGATAACGGCTTGGATCGGGGATAAGACCTATAAGAGCCCGGCGACCGATCCGAACGATCCGGACGGCGTCCTCGTTAATTATATTACGCCGCCGGTTTATGCCGGATACATTCCCAGTAGCCTTCTCTCGCCGGACGGGCTTCTCGATCCGCCGAGCGCCCCTTCGGTCCTCGTCGAGGGAGTCTCCGGGAAGCTCGAACTCGGGTCGAAAGAGGGCGAGTACGAGATCGCGGTTAAGATCGTCGTAACCCTCTGGGACGACGCGCCCGATTTTAGCGGTTATTCCGACGCGAAGTATCTGAAGGAGATGATCTATTTTAAGCTCCTCCAGTTCCGCCTTTTACAAGAAAAGTACGAGATGACGGGGACGACGGAGTGGAAGAACGTCGCGAGCGGGCATAACAACTATTTCGTTACGACGATCGAAATGAGCTATAAGATGGGGCCGCCGCCCGATAGCTCGTCGAGCGTCGACGCCGATATTCGCGATAACAATTTTCTCTTCGACGGGGCTCTCGTCGTCCGGTCGACGCCCGGGACCGACTTAGTTATAACCGACGACGACCGCGCCTAGCGCCGTCTCGGGGGCTCGGCGGGTAAGTCTTTAAGAGATGGCCGCCGCCGAGAGTAAAATTTACGTAGGTCCGTACCTTAAGCCGCCGATCGGGCTCTTCCCGTACGTCCAATTCAATAACGGGTTACCGGCGACGATCCGGGGGATTATCGCGAAGCATCCCGGTTTCGCCTCTCTCTTTATCGCGCCTCGGGAACTTTCGGAGACGATGCGCGCCCTAAAAAACGCCGGGTCGCCGCAACGCCAGATCTACAACCATTTCCAAACGCTCCTCGTCCCGACGAAGAAGAAGAAATAATTTCCTATGGCTACTCTAACTCAAGTCCACGGCGTTTCGACTCGCGTTCTACCGACTCAAATCCTGGCGACGGAGGCGGTCGACTCGGCGACGAATTTCGTCGTCGGAAGCGCCCCGGTCCATCGGGTCCCGATCGCCGGTTCCGGGGTCGCGTCGAGCGTCCGGGTTAACGTCCTCGTGCAAGATTTGGCCGACTTTACGACCCACTTTCTCGGCGTCTCCCCGATCGCCGAGGACTTTAATAAGTGGACCCTATGCGAGCACGCTTACCGGTCGATGGTAATCGGAGCGGGAATCGGCGGGAGCATTTATCATAACGTCTTCGACCCGATCGGGAAGCATTTCCACGCCTTCGGCCCGCTTAGTCTTACCTTCGTCAAGGACACGATCGTAATCGACGATACCGACGTTACTTACGGGACGGTCGTTATAACGGACTCGGCGAACTCGATTACCTACACGCTCGGCGTCGATTATGTATTGGGTTACAACGACGATCTTAACGCGGTTATTACCCGGCTTTCGAGCGGCTTAATCGCCGCCAACTCGACCGTTCAGGTTTCGTACAACCAGGGCGATCCCAGTATGGTTACCCGGGAAGACATCGAAGGCGGCTACGACGTCGAAACTGGGGAGTACACCGGTCTAATGGCGATCGAGACCGTCTTCCACGATTATTTAACCGTTCCCTCGGTTATCTCGGTTCCGAAGTGGGATACCGACCCGGAAATTGCGGCCGTCATGAACGCCCGGTGCAATCCGAACGGATGCTTTTACGCGATCGCGCCGATTAACTCCGATACCTCGACGGTCCGTAGTAAGGACCAGGTTTTAATCGGGAAGACGGCGGCGAATATCGAAAGCGATTCGCAGATCTACTGCTGGCCCTGCTCGGCGCTCGACGAGCATATTATCGGTATGTCGACCCAGGCGGCGGTCCAGCTCGCCGAAGTCGATATTTCGCATAATTTTCTCCCTTACGCTTCGCCGTCGAATAATCTACTGCCGATGACCCGGTTATGCCTCCGGGACGGGACCCTAATTAAGCAGCCGAAACCGGCGGCGGACCTTCTCTCGGCCCAAGCGGTCTATACCGGCCTAAACTGGATCGGCGGCTGGCACTCGTGGGGGAATTATACCGCGATCTACCCCGCATCTAGCGATCCGGCGGTCATGTGGATTTCAGCGAAAAGGATGGTTTCCTACATTAGGAACAACGTCACGATTCTCGCCTTTCAGTTTGTCGATCAACCCATGACTCGCAGATGGGCCCAGAGCGTGGAACTAACGGTCCAGAGCTGGTTTAACCATCTCGTAAAAGTCGGCGCTCTCCTAAAGGGAGAAATTAGTTTCCGGGGCCAGGACAACGACATCGGGGAGCTAGAAGCGGGGCACGCTATTTTCTACTGCTCGGTTATGCCCCCCTTGCCGGCGCAATGGATCGAATTCGACATCGAACTCGACCCGACGGCGCTCCTCTTAATCCTCGATACGACCGCTCCCGCCTAAAAATTTAACGGGTAAATAAGAAATATGGCTACTCGCGTTCCTACGGTAATCCGTAACTTCTCACTCCGGCGAATCGGGAGCCCGACGATCTACTTGGGGGCTGCGGATTTGGAGCTGCCTACCTTTACCGCTTTAACGATGGAGCTTTCGGGAAGCGGCCTCCTGGGAAAATCGGACGTCTCGATCCCGGGCCATTTCTCGAATCTCTCGGTTAAGATCTCGCTCCATACCCCCGACTCCGAGTTTATCGGTTTTTATGACGTCGACGGCGATATAATTGAAGCCAGAGGATTGATTCAAGGAAAAGATCCTGCGAGTGGGAAACGGTATACCGACGCGTTACGGGTCGCGATGCGTTGCGACGGCGTAAAGACCGCCACCCCAGGAAAATTAACGGTCGGCGAAAAATCCGATTCGAACGTCGATATGACGGTCGACCAGGTTACCTACTACCTAAACGAGTCGAAGGTACTGGAATGGGACTTTTACGCCTACAAGTTTACCGTTAATGGGAAAGATATTCTCGCGGCGGATAAGTCGCTTCTCGGGTTCGCTTAAGCCTTTTTAGTCCGGGTAGGTAGAGAGGAGTATGCCTAAGAGCGCTTCTCCGCCTCCCTCTCTCGAATCGACCCTCGAAATCGTTCCTTCGGCTCCGGTCGCGACCGGGAACGGGGACGAGCCGCCTCCTCCGTTAGAGGGGGAAGCGGAAAAACAACGGATCGAGGCTTTAAAAGCGAAATATGTCGGGGAGCCGGGTTTCTTTCTTAATCCGCCGATCGAGTACCAGGGGCGGACGGTCGAGTTCATCTCGATCGATCTCTCGAAGCTTAAAGGCGCGGATCTAAAGGCGATCGGTCGGGAGTTTAAGGCCCGCTTTAAGCCGATCCCGGGCGAATCCTACTTCCTCGATAACGATTACCTAATCCTCCTTTTCGCCCGGATAAACGATCTCGACGAAGGCTTTTTCGATCGTTTAAACGGGAACGCCTACCTCCAGCTTACCGAGTTCTATAAGATCCGCATGAAAACGATCCTGGGGGAATAGATCCGGACCGGATGATAAGCGAGAGCCTGGTCCGGAGATTATGTATCCGACTCGCGACGGCGACCTATAGCTCGGCCTTACAACTCTATAACGAATGCACTTACGGCGATTTACTCGAATGGGCCGAGGACGTTAGCGCCGTCCAGAAGCCGCCGAACCCCGACGAAGCGATAAATATTGAGAGCGAGATAATTAACTCTTACTAAAAATATGGCCGCCGCCGATACGACCTTCCAGACTTCCATTACCATAAACGGTAAAATGGACGCCGCCCTTCTCCGGGATTTAATGAAGTTTAACTCCGAACTCGGGAAGACCGTAACGCAGGAGAAGAAGGTCGGCGCGGAAGCGAAGAAGACGACCGACGGGATGAAGAAGGGGCTAATGGAGGTCGCGAATAAGAGTAAGGAGTTAGCGGTCGCCTTAAAGGATATGATGCTCCCGCTGCTCGGGATCTCGATCGCCTTTAAGGGGCTCTCGACGATCGGCGATACGCTCCAGACCGCCATCGACAAGTTTAAGGGAGCCCGGGAAGCAGCCGCCGCTTTTAAGGCGACGATCGCGGACGTCGTCGGGGTTAGTAAGACGAAGGCGTGGGACGCGTTCTTTAAGAGCCAGAGCGAACACACCCTTAGCCGCTTTACCGGTAAAGAAGGCCCGATTTACGGGAGGGGAATGACGCGGTCGATCCAGGAGGCGTTTATGAAACAACGCATCCAGGCCAGTAACGCTTTAATCCAGGCGGTTATCGAGAAGCAGGTCCACGCCACCGGCAGTCTCGAAATTAATCCGGAAGCGGCGGCGGAACAGGCGGCCAAGTGGGCGACGATGATAAACCTGCCGAAAGGCCGGATCCCGCCGGAATTAATTAGCGAGCTACAGCTCCAGAGCGTTAAAGACCTCCAGACGATGTCCCGGGCCCAGAAGGAAGCCCTTCTCGTAAGGGAGTTCGGGGGAATGACCGACGTGGAGGCGATGATCCGGGAGCAGCCTTTAATCGCCGAGAAGATGGGGCTCGGGGTAAAAACCGGGGCGGCGTTAAAAGAGGCCGGAGAGCCTTTAGCCGATATACAGACCCAAGGGGAAATCGTTTCCGAAGAGCTAGGGTTAGCCTTTATCCCGGTCTTAAAGACGATCGCGACGGCGATTAACGATTACCTGAAAGCGCCGATGGAGGTCGTAAAGGGGTTAGTGCACGATCTCGACTTGGAGATGAAGAAAGTCTTCTCTCCAGACGATCCGACGTGGGCGAAGCTTAATCTCGGGGAACGGATAATAAAGGCTTGGAATACGGACGTTATCCCGGCCTTAAAAGCCGGGTGGGACGGTTTCGTTACTTGGGCCGGGGATAGTTGGAAGCGGATCGGGAACGAGTTTAATCTCTGGCGGGACGAGATAAAGAAGCGGGGGGCTCGCCGCATCGACATCGGCTACGGGGTTACCGTCGACGAACAGCCGGGAGCGAAGAACATGTCTCAGTTCGTCGAGACTATGGTTACGATTTCGGAAAATCTAGGTAAAGCGGCGATTAACTTAGGGCAAATTACGGCCAGTATGGTTAAAGTCTCCTGGGAGACGATGCAGAAAGCGGTCGTCGATTTAGCCAATGCGGCGACCCGGATAGCGAATACGCTAGCGAGTTACCTTCCGCAAGGTAATCCCGAGGAGGCGGCGAAGCTTAGAAAAGAGCTGGAAGATTCGGGGGCTCTTCCGAAAAGCAACGCTACGCCTAATCTAAAGCCTTTTAAAACCTCCGGCTTCGCGACCGGCGGAGTTATTAACGTCCCCCAGGTCGGCCTAATCGGCGAAGCGGGTCCGGAAAGTATCGTCCCTCATAAGCGCAATACCAATACGCTCGATATTTTAGCGAGTACCTTTTCGGCGCTCGGGATCGATCCAGCCAATCCCAATGCGTACGGGCACGAGCTATTCGACGCGACCCGGATGGGGCCGACCGGAGCGGGCGGCGGAGCCGGGTTTACGGGGAACGTGGGGGGAATCTTTTATACCGAATACGGGCCGAGGATCGATCCTCCCGGCTCGCCGGATTGGGATATAAACTCCTACAACCGGCGGGGAGCGTGGAGCTATCTAAACCCGCTCCGGGAAGGCGACGTCGCGCTCGGCTACGGAGCCCAGGCCCGCTACGGCGTCCAGCCCGGGGACGTTTTTACCGATACGCGAGGCCAAACGGTCCGGTTCGCCGACCGCTCGGGATCGAAGAACCCCATGAACGAGGACGTCTTCCACCTCGCCGCCGGGGGAATCGTCTCGAAGAAGATCCTCTCCTGGCTCGGAGAGTCGGGACCGGAAGCGGTCGTTCCGTTATCCGGCTCGAAAGGCCGGGACGCTCTCTCGGGAATGGGTTCCAGCGGGCATACGTTTAATTTCTCCCCCTCGATCTCGGTTTCCGGCGTCGCGACCTCCGAGGTCGTCGCGGAACTATCGGAGACGCTCCAACGGAACTTCTCGAAGTGGATCGAGGACGCCGCCTTCGAGCACGAACGCCGCGCCTATACCTAGAAAAAGCTATGCCGAAAACGATTAAAACGCGGGACGGGGATTGGTACGATATAATCTCGCTTCGGGAATACGGGAGCGAATTTTATCTCGACCGGATAATCGACGCGAACCCGCGCTATTACGACGTAACCCGGTTCGCCGACGGGATCTCGCTAACGATCCCGGATCTACCGACCCCGGGGGTAACCGGGTATCCGCCTTGGGTAGCGATCGGGAGCGCTTAAAAACGGGGGGGTATGGCTCTACCGGTCGCTACGCAGGTGCTGCTCTGGGTTAAAGGGACGGCGGTCGTCGATATTACCGACGATCTCCTCGAATTTACCTTTACCGAGGAGTTTAGCGCCAAGGCCAGTACGGTCGATATTAAGCTCCGCGATACCGATCTTAAGTACCGGAACCGCCTCTTTATAAAGAAAGGGACGAAGATCGCCGCTTCTTTCCGGGTCTTAAACGGGAATAATTCCCCGCCTCGGGGAACCGGCGATATGTGGGTCGATACGGTCGAGATGGAGCTAAAGCCGAGGACGGTAACCTTTAAGGCGACCTCGATCGATCCGGCGCTCGAAAAGGGCGGTAAGAAGCATAAAGGGACCGAGGGTAAGAACGTTAATGCGATTACGGCGGCGAACGTTACGCCGACCGAAGGGACGACGGCGTTTCTCGGGAACCCGAGCGAGGATCCGACCGCCGACCCGAAGCAGAAACGCGCCGACCAGGAGAACGAGAGCGATCTAGAGTACGCCGAGCGGAAAGCTAAAGAAGCCGGAAAGGTCGTCGTCGTCCGGGACGGGAAGATTTATAGTTACCGGATGGCGGACGTCGAGGCGGCGAACCCGCTCTATACGATTTCCGACGGGACCTCGAACCTCTTAAGCGGGAAGCTTAAGACCACGAACCAGGGCAAGTTTAAGAAGGGAAAGATCAAGTACCACGACCCCAAGACCGGTAAGCTTTTAACGAAGGAGGTCGAGGTCGCGCTCGACGACGCGACGAACGAGGTTCCTCCGGCGGCGGTCTTAAACTCCCGTAAGCGTCCGAACTTTATCGGGCCGACGGACGATCCCGATCCCGATCCCGAGGTTCCGATCGGTAAAGGGCAGCCGGGCGATTCCGGCGATTAATTTATATATGGCGACGCCGAGCGAAAAAGCCGTCTCGCAGAAAATCGACCCGTCCGAGACGAAGACGAAATTTCTCGGGAACGATACCCTCCCGGGTCACGACGACGCGGCGGATAAGAAGTTAATGGGCGAGATGCGGGGTAAGAATACGAACGAGACGACGTTCGATTTTACGCTCGAAGGGGATACGGTGTGGATGGCGGGGATAACCGTAAACCTCGACTCGACCTTCGGGGTTTTTACCGGGAAATATTTTATCGATAAAGTCGTCCACCGTATGGGCCGCCAGGGCTACACCTCGGCGGTCGAGGGGCATAAGTGCCTAAAGGGGCACGATAAAGGGACCGCTCCGAAGGCGACTCCGGCGAAAACTTTCTCACCGGGATCGAGCGTCGCTCCGGCGCTTTTAGGGAACGCTTCTCCGACCCCGCTCGCGACCCAGCTCGGCGGAGCCCCGAAAACCTTCGTAAATCCGGCGACCGGGAATATCGAGACGTTAGGTTAAATCTATGGGCTTTTTCGACCGCGTAACCGAAACCGAACGAACCCTTAACCGGGCCGAGTCCGACCACGTCGTCGGGATCGTTTCCGACCGGAAGAACGATCCGATCTGGGGGCCGGTCGCCCGCTTTACGATCCCCGATCAGGATAACAAAGTTACCGGCTGGATAGCGGTCGGGCAAAAGAGTTGCGTCGGGACGGCGGAATACTTTCTTCCCCGGATCGGAGAACGGATGCTTATCCAGAAGCTCGGGAACGGGCCGGAAGACGCCGTCGCGACCGCCGCGCTTTACTCGACGTCCGTCGCCGCTCCGCCCCAGGGCTCCCCCGATAACGTCCATAAGACCTTCGACGACGGGAGTACCTTAACGGTCGCGCCGGGTTCGGGGATGCATCTCGTCGCGACGAACGCTCTTACCCTCGACGTCGGCGGGGCGACGACCCTAAACGCGAACGGGACGATTACCTTTAGTATCGGGGGTACTTTCTCGGTTACCGCTCCCTCGATTAATTTAAATGGTGTGATAATTGATAGTTCTGGGAATGTCCATATTCCCGGAACTCTTACGGTCGACGGGTTTACGAGCTGTAAAGGCGGCGGAACAACCACCCCTCACATGACCAACGCAGATGGTCTCTCAACTAACTCCTGCTAGAGGAGGTAAGTAAGAGAGCGTATGGTTGGATTATTCGGAGCCGTCCTTTTCGACGCCGGAACTTTCCTCGTAAAAGAGATGAAGCGGGGAGCTTCGTCGGAATGGGCGGAGCATAAGATCTTGGGCAACATCCCGACCCTGGAAAGGACTGGAGGAGAACTATCGACGTTCTCGGCGACGATAACCTTTAATCGGCGGCATACTTTAGCCTTCGAAACCGGGCTTCTCCTACTCGAATCGTACGCGAAATCGGGGGCGAACTTCCCGCTTATAATCGGGATGCAGATGGTCGGAGGGTTTACCGCCCCGAACTACATCTTAACGAAGGTCGACGCCTCCTACGAGGTTACCGATAACCGGGGCCGGGGCTTGCACTCCAGCGTCCAGGTCGAATTTAAGCAGTATCGCGTCGCCGCTTCGACGGCTTCGGCGACCGGAAGCGGGCTCGGCGGGTTAGGCTCGGCGCTCGGCGGGGTCGCCTCCGCCGTTTCCGGAATCCCGATCGTCGGGTCGACGCTTAGTAGCTCGATTAATTCGGCGATTTCCGCCGTCGGAGGAGTCGCCGGAGCGGTCGCCGGGATCCCGAATATGATAGGTCAAATAGGCGGGAAAGCCTTAGCCGCGATTCCGGCGGCGAGCGGCGGAACCTCTAGTTTAATTCCCGCCGGGATAAAGGTTAGCTAAAATATGGCGCTAGCGTCGATCCAGGTCGTCTTTAAGGTCGAGGATATTTCCGGGGAAGTTCCCGGAGAGGATTGGTTCGATTTTACGGCGGCGGGAAATTCCCGGCTCGAAATCCTCCAATGTGTCCATTGTCTACTTAATACTCCCGTCGGTTCGGTTACCCTCGACCGGGCGATCGGGATCGATTACTCCTTCGTCGATAAACCGCTGCCGCTAGCGTGCGCGATGGTCCTCGCGGAGATCCCGGGAAAGATTAAGCGGTACGAGCCCCGGTGCCAGCTGACCGACGTCCGGTTCGAAGGGACGACGGCGGAACTTCTCCTCGGGAAAGTAACTTGCCGCGTACGGATCGCGACCTCGGCGAGCGCTTAAAAATAGATCGGTAAGTAAAGGGGGTATGGCCTCCGATACCGTAGCCTCCGTTTTCGCCGCCGTCCCCGACCCTCAACTCTTCGAGAGCGACGTCTCGCTCATAGCGCAGGTAATGCTCGTCGGCTTCGAAGCCGGTTATACGGCGGCAACCGGGACGCCTTTAACCCTCGGCGCGGCGGATCCCCGCCGTTACGAACTCCTCTACCAGGCCGACCTTATTAGCCAGTCGTACGCCGCCGGAAACTGGGTCGCGAAACAGAATATGTTAAAATATTCCGTCTCGGCGAATCTCGATGTTTTGGGAAGTTTCTGGGGCGATATGGGTAAGCGGCTAGCGGCGGCGGGAGCGGTCTGTTCGATAACGTTTTCGATCGACGCTCCGGCGGGCGTAAACATAACGGTCCCGGCGGGAACGAGCGTCGCGACGACCGATCCGAATAACTTGTTAGTTTTTAAGACGCTCGCGGACGCGGTAATTATCGCCGAAAGCCTTTTCGTTATTACGGTCGCGGAATGTACGACGCTCGGGATTATCGCGAACGATCTTCCGCTCGGTTCGATTAACGTCCTCCAGGACTGGAACCAACCGTACGTCGTCTCCGCGTCGAACTCGACGGTTCCGTCCGGGGGAGCCGACGCCGAGACCGACGACCGGTACCGGATCCGGCTCTATAAGTTACCGAAGGGCCTTTCGACCTGCGGACCGAAAGAGAGCTACGAGTTTTACGCGCTCTCCGCGAACCCCAGTATCTCCCGGGTCGCCGTTCAATCGAACCCGGGAATTAGCGGGACGGTCGTTTTAACGCCCTTAATGGCGGGAGGAGGAACGCCGACCGACTTCGAACTTAATCAAGTCCTCGCCGCCTGTAACGGGGATAATAACCGCCCGTTAGCGGACCGGGTAATCGCCGCCTCCCCTAGCGGACATCCCTACTCGGTTACCGTCTCCGCGAATCTTCCTTCCTCCCTCTCCGCCCAGGAAGGGACGATCCTCGATAACGCCTTTACGGTCGTCAATACCTTTATCCTTAACGAGAAAGCGTCGCTCGGCGGCTATATCGATCCGAGTTCCTTAACGAACTCGCTCTCCGATCTCGGCTTCATTAACGTCCAGGTTACCGCCCCGGTCTTCGAGATCCTCGCCGATAACGAGCAACCGGTCCTCGTCGACGACCCGGTCTTTAACTACGGGGGGATGATTTGAGTACGTACTACGTTTCTCCGACCGGGAACGATTCGAACCCCGGAACTTCGGATCTTCCGTTCGCGACGATCGGGAAGAGCGCGGCGGTCGCCGGTCCGAGCGACGTCGTAAATATTTTACCGGGAACTTATCCCGAAGCCCCGCGCTTCGATAAGAGCGGGACGGCGATCGCCCGGATTACTTTCGCCGGGAACGGGAACCCGATCGTCCTCGGCTGCCTCTATATCGAGGGGGCCTATTTAACGATTTCCGGGCTAACGGTAAGCCCGCCCGATACCGGGCCGAGCGGCGGCGACGGGATAAATCTCGACGGGAATAACAATATCGTCGAGGGCTGCATCGTAACGAACTATTTCGCGACCGCCCAGGAGCAGAAGGCCGCGATCGCGACCTCCGGCTTCTTCCAGACGGTCGACCGCTGCTCGATCCTTAATATTAACGACATCGACGCCTTCCATATCTGGGGCCACGATATTACGGTTAGTAACTGTCTGGTCGATAATCTCTCCCAGATTAACTACCAGCTTAACCATACGGATTTCGTCCAGACCTGGGGGTTCGGTTCCGGGACCGTCTCCTATAACGTCTTATTTATTAATAATACGGTCCGGAACTCTAGCTGCCAGTGCGGGAATACCGAGACCGACGGGAACCCGAACGTTCGCGACTGGGTCTTCGCGAATAATCTCTTTCTTAATATCGATAACTCGCTCTTTAGCGGGATCCCCAATACCGCTTTCTATAATAATATCTTCGATAACGTCGGTGCCAACCAGGGCTACGCGGTTAGCCTCTACTCGACCGATCCGAAATATAATAGCGACGGCTTTAAGTTCTATAATAACGTCTTCCGGAATAACGCGAAAGATATTAACTTTAACTCCGCGACCCCGAGCCAGGGGGTTATCTCGAATAACTATTTCGCCGGAGCGAATAACGCTCCGAAGATTAATAACGAGAACCAGGGCGTAAATTTTATTAACGGGGGCGACCCGAAGTTCGTTAACCCGCCGCTTAATTACCGGCTCGCTTCCGACTCCTTTCTAATCGGAGCCGGGATCCCGACCCCGATAACCGTCGACCGGGACGGGGCGGCGATCGCGGGCTCGTGGCCGATCGGGCCCTATCTCTACGTCCCGCCGATCCCGCCCGGGCCGCCGGTTATTATTCCGCCGCCGGACGGAACTCCGCCTCCGCCGACTCCGATCGCGCCGGGCGAAACGTTTCCCCCGATCGTTCTCGCCCCGGTCCCGGCGAACCCGAACGATTCGATCTTTAGCTCGGATTTAACGAGCCCGACGCCGGAGGTCGTTTTCGAGAACCCGAGCTTTAAGGCGATGACGGCGGCGTTTACGAACGCGCTCCAAACCTTTTTAACGCACGTCGACCCGGCGAAGCTTAACGAACTCGGGGTTAAATCGAAGATCCGGACGCTACCGGAAGATCTTCTCGACCAGCTCGGAATGTTGGATTTTCGGGCGGTCGGGTACGATATGTCGATGCCCCTCGATCAGAAGCGGGCCCTCGTCTTAAGCGCCTGTTTTGATAATGCGCATCTCGGGACTCCCGCTTCCGTCGAGAAGCTTCTTAACTTCGTCTTCCACGAGGCGATCGTTGAGGAGTGGTGGGAGTATCCGGAAGGAAAACCGTACCGGTTCCGGGTGAGAACAACCGACCCGGTAATCGATCCGAACCGGATCGCGATAATGAACCGGGCGATTCTGGCGACGAAACCGGTTAGCCGCTGGCCCGATCCGGTTGCCCGGATAAGAACGGTCGGTAACTCGACGGTGTATATGGGCCCGGCTTTCTTCCGGCTCCGGATCCGGAGACTAGGAGCGTCGAGCGCCGGGTAAGTATCTCGGAGAAAATATCTATGGCCGACTACTCAGCAGTCATTACCGCGAACGGCGAAACCCTTTTCTCGAACGCGGCGGTCGCCGGAGGAACGATTTATCCGGTCGCGATTATTTGCGGAGACGGGGCGGTCGGCGCGACCGATCCGGCGACCTTAGAGGACTTAGTCCACGTCGTCGCGACTTACAATATTACGTCGTCGAATGCACTGGTCCCCTACCAGAGCACATATCAATTTATTATCGATAGTACCGAGGTAACGACGAGCTACGCGTTACGGGAAGTCGGCCTCTTCGCGAAGCTCGGGGAAGGCGGGGTACCGGTAATGGTCGCGTACCATTATACAACCGATCCCCCGGATACGATTAGTCCGTCCGGCCCGGCGAGCGCGGTTCTCGATTACAACTCGTTAACGATAACCTTTTCGAGTACCCCGAATACCGTCGCGACGATTTCGCCGCTTGTCCCTCCTGCCCTGCATGCCGTTACGCATCTCCAGCGGACCGACGGTAGTTCGACCGACCCGCTCCCGGTCGGAAACGTTAACGACGTCGGCCTTATCCCGAAGACCCCAGACGACCCGTCGAAGGTTCTCGTCGGAACGACGAACGCGAGCTGGGCGAGCGTACCGAGGATCGTCGGCGAGGTTATCGATTACGCCGGGGCGACGCCGCCGCCGGGATGGTTAATATGCGACGGGTCGACGTATAATGCGGTCGGACTTTTCGCGAATCTCTTCGCGGTTATCGGATATTCGTTCGGCGGCTCGGGCGATACGTTTAACGTACCCGACCTGCGCGGGAGGATGAGTTTAGGGGCCGGAACGGGCGTCGGCTTAACGAATCGTTCGCTCGCCGCTTCCGGGGGCGAGGAAACTCATATCTTAAGCGTCGCCGAGATGCCCTCCCATAACCACTCGGTTACCGACCCGGGGCACGTCCACCCGGTTAACGATAACGGGCATACCCACTCTTTAACCCAATCCCAGCACTCCCACGCTCTCTCCGACCCCGGGCACGCCCATACTTATTACGACCCGGGGCACGCCCACGGCGTTAACCAGAGCCCCCACTCCCACGGGATTAGCGACCCTTCGCACGCCCATTTAGTCTACGATCCGGGCCATAAACATATCGGGTTTATGGAAACGAATTCGGATTCCGGGCCGCCGCAAGCCGGGCGGGATTCGATTCCGAAATATGGATACGAGAGTATAGACGGGACGCCCGACTACGAAATAAATTATGGATCGCACGGGGTCTGGCGCTTTAACTCGTATACGAGTACTAATCCGACGGGAGTGGCGATTTATGGAACCGGTACGGGAATTGGGATCCAAGCCGCAAACGCCAATCTCTCGATAAACGGAGCGGCGACCGGGCTTACCCTTAATCCCTCGGTAACGAACGCTTCGATCGTTCCCTCGAACGCGAATATTACCGTTAACGCCGGAACGACCGGGATCGGGCTCGGTACGAGCCACGCCAATATTTCGCTCGCGAATACGGGAAATAACGTCCCGGCGAACAACATGAGTCCGTATACGGTCCTGAATAAATTGATAAAATATTAATGGCTACTCCGGCTAACATGCCCATTTCGCTTCGCTTAAACCGCGACTTCGTTCTCAGCGTCACGGAATTAACCGACGAAGGGAACCCGTGGGATTTAAGGGGGATGAAGATTGCGATGGTAATAAAGGGAAATATTACCGATCCGGATTCCCGCGCTCTTTATCTAAGCGAGCATTTTTACACGAGCGATCTCGCCTTCGGGAAGTATTCGTTCCTCGTTTCGGTTTCCGGATCGGGATGGGCTTCGACCGCGAGCGCTGATTATGAGATTGTTTATGAAGATCCAACCGGCGTAACCCAAACCCGCTTAGAAGGCCCCGTCGCGATCGGGCCTTCGGTACTCGTAATCGTACCTTAAAAATATGGCCGATCTAACGGATAGTTCGACGAACGTAACAACGAGCGAAACGCCGGTCGTTTTCTACAGTAAGCAGACGATGGGCGTACCGGGGGTCGCGGCGACCGTCGCGGTCGGGGCGACGGTTACGGGAATTCCCGGAAGTCCCGCCGCCGTCCATAACTCCGGGAATTCGAACGCCGCCGTCCTCGATTTTACGATCCCGGCGGGATCGAACGCGAGCGCGAAGACGACGAGCCCGTTTACGATCCCGCTTATCGGGGCGACGACGACGGTAAACGTTTCCGATGCGAGCTGGATAACCATCGGGCAGATGCTCTATTTCGCCGGGGCGTCCGGAAGCGGGAACGCCGGAGACCTCCAGGTCGTCGGGAAAAGCGGAACGACGTTAACCGTAAAAAATCTTTCGGGATCGGGCGGGGTTAGCGGGGGCGGAGATATGTTCCGCGCCGTCTACGATCCGGACTCGGACGGGATCGTAAATACCTCCGCCGTAGCGCTCGCCGTCGACTGGCCGAATATAACGAATAAGGTTTTCGCGAGCCCGACGGCTCCCGGTCTTTTAGGGACGACGAGCGGGGTCTCGACCGATTACGTCGGCGGGGATAATCTGTGCCATCCCTCCCCGATGCCGACCGGGACGATTATCGATTTCGCGGGGCTAAATCCTCCGGCGGGCTGGCTCCCGTGCGACGGCGCGGCGGTTAGCCGGACGACTTACTCGGGGTTGTACGCCGTCTTAGGCGGCGCGGCTTCCCCTTGGGGCCAGGGGAACGGGTCGAGTACCTTTAACGTTCCGGATCTCCGGGGCCGGGTCGGGGTCGGTTCGGGAACGGGAACGTACTCGGGCGCGACGAACCGGGTCCGGGGCGCGACCGGGGGCGAAGAGGCCCACGCCCTTTTAGTCGCGGAAGAAGCCCCCCATTCCCATACCCTCGGGAACCATACCCACTCGATGCAGAACCATACCCACGTCGGGGTAAACCATCTGCACTACATGGACCATTACCATAACTGGAACGTCCAGGGGTCCCATACCCATCCCGGGGTAAACCATCTCCATAACATGGACCACGCCCACGGGATCCCGGCGGGCCAGTTCAACCACCACCACACGTACGTCTGGCCCGCTAATGCCGGAAACCAGTGGGGCGTCGCGACCGCCGCTTGGGGCCAGCTTACGAGTAATACGAGCGACGTAACGCTCCCCGCCGGAAGTACCGGAACGGCGAGCGCCGCCGGTTATCCGAATACCGGCGCGGCGGACCGGGATCTAACGACCGGAGCGGCGAATACGCCCGCCGGGAATACTATTTACGCCTCGCAGACGAACGGCGCTTGGGCGTATACGGCGGCGGCGGACCGGGATTTAACGACCTCCGGACCGAACGTAAATACGACGGCGGGACCGAGTACGAATTCGTCCGATCCGGCGGGACTCGGTACCCCCCATAATACAATGCCGCCTTTCGCGGTAGTTTCGAAACTAATCCGAATATGAGTAGCAACGCTATAAAGTGGATCGATCCCTTACCCGAGGAATTTACGAGAACGGCGACTGTCGCGGTCGGAACGGCTTCCGATAGAATTTCCTACCGGGTCAACAAGTCGGAGGATGGAACTTACTGGGTAATCCGGATCGAGGAGAAAAGTCCCGGCTTCGCCAACTACCATCTCGGTACTTTCGCTTCCGAGGAGGAAGGGAAAGAAGCGGCGGAAACCGAGTTCGCTTCGAAAGACCGGGTCTAAAAATATTTATGTCTAGTGTCGTTGGAACTCCTATCCCGGCGAATTCGGTTCTCGTTCCCGCCGGAGCGCCCGGACCGCCCGGCGCGACCGGCCCGGCGGGACCGCCCCTAAACGTTAAGGGAACGGTCGCTACCTCGGCTTCTCTCCCGACGAGCGGGAATACGGTCGGGGATATATGGATCGCCGCCGATACCCGGCACGGGTGGACCTGGTCCGGGACGGCCTGGATCGATATAGGGTTAATTCAGGGGCCCTCCGGGGCGACCGGACCGGCGGGACCGACCGGACCGGCGGGAGGGAACGCCTATACGACGACGACGAATCCGTTAACGGTTCCGGCTTACGGCGCGACGACGACGGTTAACGTCGCCGACCCCGGTTTTCTCGTCCTCGGGAGCTTTATCTATCTCGAAAGCGCCGGAGGCGGACCGGATCTTCCCGGAATACTCGTCGTTACCGGAATTTCCGGAAATACCCTGACGCTTCTAAATCCGGTTCAGCCGAGTTAAGCGCGATGAATAGTTTTAACGTCCCGGTTACCATCTTTCGGAATCGCGTCTGGACGGCGAACTTTACCCTTTACGACGCCGAGAAAAATCCGTTCGACGTTAGCGGGGACGGTTTAGCGCTTTTCGTTTTCCCGACTCCGCCGATAACCGGATCGGTTCCGGTAATCGCGAACCGGAATCCCGGGGTCGAAACGAATGTCGTTTCCTTCGAGATTCCGGACGCCGAGACCGAGCCGCTCGTCGCCGCAAAACCGTACACGTGGCAGTTCGTCCGTTCGCCTTCCGGAACGACCGGTACCACAACTGTTGTTGTTGCCGGGCCGTTAACGGTCGAGGATTCGCCGCCTTGGGACGACGCGACGGAGGTAACCCCGTCTTAAGCTATGCCCGCTCCCGGTACGACTACTTCGGTTTCCGTTAGCCCGGTTTCGACCTCGCTAACCGTCCTTAACGTCGACGAGTCGATTCTCGTTACCGTCGCCGGAGGCGGAGCCGCCGGAGTTCCCGGTCCGGTAGGCCCGGCGGGACCGACCGGCGCGACCGGGCCGAGCGGCCCGAAAGGGGATCCCGGAAATATCGGTCCGGTCGGCGAACCGGGACCGACCGGACCGACCGGGAATACCGGAGCGACCGGCCCGGCGGGAAGTACCGGACCGAGCGGTCCGACCGGTCCGCAAGGCATCCAAGGTCCAACCGGTCCTCAAGGGCCGAAAGGGAACGATGGAACTTCGGTCGTCCTAAAAGGAGCGGTCGATACCCACGCGGACTTACCGTCGACCGGGAATACCTTCGGAGACCTCTGGGTTACCAGCGACACGGGACACGGCTGGGTCTGGTCGACGCCGGGAACGTGGGTCGACGTAGGGCCGATCCAAGGGCCCGCCGGAGCGACCGGCGCGACCGGCCCGCAGGGCGCGCAAGGCCCAGCGGGCGCTACGGGAAGTACCGGTCCGGCGGGACCGACCGGAAATACTGGTCCCCAAGGCGTACAGGGAGTTCCCGGGCCTACAGGACCGCAAGGGCCGACCGGAAATACCGGCGCGACCGGCCCGGCGGGAGCCAATAGTACTGTACCTGGACCGCAAGGACCGACCGGCGCTACAGGACCGCAAGGGCCGCAAGGGCCGCAAGGGCCGATCGGGAATACCGGACCGGCGGGAGCCGATTCGACCGTACCGGGCCCGCAAGGACCGAAGGGCGATACCGGTTCGACCGGCGCGACCGGACCGACCGGTTCCCAGGGTCCGATCGGGAATACGGGCCCGGCGGGAAGCGCGGCGACGATCGCGGTCGGAACGACGACGACCGGAAGCGCCGGATCGAACGCGAGCGTAACGAATAGCGGATCGAGTTCGGCCGCAGTTTTTAACTTTACCGTTCCCCAAGGCGTCGCCGGAACTACGGGATCGCAAGGTCCGGCGGGTAATACCGGCTCGACCGGAGCCGCCGGTAAAAATTGTTACACGACGACGAGCGGCCCGTTTACCGTTCCGTCGAGCGGAACGACGACGGTAACCGTAGCCGACGCGAGCTGGGCGGTACCGGGCGAGCTAGCCTATTTCGCCGGAGCGGGCGGGAGCGGCCTAGCGGGCGCTCTAACGATCGTTTCGGTCGCCGGGAACGTTCTTACCCTCGCCGTCCCGACCGCCCCGCCTATCCTCCCCGAGGACACTTTAGCGCCCCCGACGATTAACAGCTACCGGGACCATTTCCTAAACGGCCTAAACGCCTCGCTAACCAGTTCGGTTATTCTCGGAACCGGGACCGGGGTCGCCGGAGCGCAAGGGACCTCGGTTAGCGACCACAGTGGTATTTTTAATCTGACGACGGGGACCAGTAACGGAACGACAGGTTACATGGGGCAAGTCTCGGGGAACGGCTTCGTTATCGGAGCGGGCGGAGCGCTCGCTTTCCGTTGCGTCTACCTGGCTCCGTCGACCAAACCAACGAGCACGGCAGCCAATCTCGCGATTATCCATCTCGGTCTCGGAACCACGCCAACGACCGGCGTTTACGCTCCGGCGAACGGCGTTTTCTTTACCTTCGATCCTTCGAGTGGACAAACCAACGCCGCGAACAATTGGTATCTTAAAACGGTAAACGCTTCGACCGTAACCTGGACGGATACGACGGTCGCCTACAGTACCTCCGCCTGGATGGACCTCTCGTTCTCGCTTACCGCGTCCGGGGTCTATTTTAAGATCTACTCTTGGGGCGGGACGGCTCCGGCGAAATCGAGCTTAATTACCGCGAACGTTCCCGGAACCTCGATCCCGCTAACGGTCGTCCGGTATATCTCGAACGGAGCTTCGGGAACGACTTCCTATACGGATAGCTTGGACCTCTGGGAGGTTGCGTTCCGGTCGAATACTTCGGCGGCGGTATGGCAAGGAGCGAATTTAATTAACAACTTCTAAGGATATGCCCGCTACGCTCCAGGTAATCGTCTCCGACCAATTTAGGATATTTGGGCTAAAAAGCGACGGTTCGCTATGGGTCGCGTCGACCCGGGAACCGTTACAGTGGAGCGCGTTACCGGCCTGGAGCGGGTCGGGCGCGGGCGTCGTCTCTAGTATCGCCCTCGCCCGGATGTTCCCGAGCGACCCGAGCCTCTCGCTTTACTGTACGGTTTCGGACGGGAGCCTCTGGCGGTTAACCCCGGCGAATAGCTGGTTTAAAGAGAATACGCCCTAGAATATGTCCGAAACGACTCCTTTAGCGCCCGCTCCGCCGCCGAAGACGATTAACGCGCTCGCCTCGACCGCGCATACCCTCTTCGCCCTCGGGTCGGATAATGCGATCTATTACTCGGACGATTACCGGACGGGCTGGAAAGCGTTAAGCCCGGCCTTCCCCGGAACCGGGCCGATTAGCGCGATCTGCGCGAACCGCTGGCCCGGCCCGTCGGCGAATTTATACCTCTTCGTTTCGACCTCGACTCAACTCTGGCGCTACGACCGGGACTCGGGAAGCTGGCTCTCGGTACCCTACTTAAGCTAATGACGATCCTAAAAATAGCGACCGCGAACCTCTGGTTATTCGCGATCCGGTCGGACGATACGATCTGGCAAGCCGACTCGACCGAGGTCCCGCTAAATTGGGTCGCGGTCCCGTACGGCGGAACGGGAATCCCGGTCGATTTAACGGCGGGAACCTATCCGGGCCCGGTCGGGCAATCCCGGGTCTTTATCCTCGCCGACGACGATACGCTTTGGTCATTTACATATGAAACTGGAGAATGGCTGCAACGGGTTCCGGTCCCGGCTCCGTAGGTAGGTATAAAATATGGCAACTCCAGGTGTAGCAGTTCCCGGAAGTGTAGTGGCGAGCGGAAGCCTCGCCTCTCCCGGCGGTCCGCAAGGCATCCAGGGCATTCCCGGTCCCGCCGGGAGCGGCGGAGGAGGAGGCGCGGGAACGAAAACGATCGCCCGCTTCTCGGCTTACGAGGCGTACCCGCCCTTAACCGCGAACGCGGCCTTCAGCGCGGCGGCGGGGAACGGTCGCCCGTATATCGCTTTCGATAACGCCAGCTCGCAATCCATCCTCTTTAATTCCGTCGTCCCCCAGGGAGCCGTCCTAACGAGCGGAATAATCGTCGACGTTTTCTTTTTCTCCGCCTTAACGACGGGGAATATCCGGTTTACCGCCGCGATCGACCGTTTAGTTGGGGCCTCCTTTATCGCCGATAGCTTTGACACTGCGGCCGGAACGACCGGGACCCCGAACGGGACGGCGAATATTCCGGGAGCGGTTATCTCGATTACCCTAACGACGATCGATAGTTTAGCGGCCCAAGAACCCTACGTTCTAAAACTTTTACGGGATACGACGGTCGCCTCGAATACCACGAGCCCGGCCTTCGTCTTCGCGGTCGCGGTCCGGACCCCGTAATTTTTATGGCGCTCTCCTTCGCTACCGCCCAGCTCCTCTCGAAAGCGATCCCGATGGTCGCCGGAGTCCCGCTCTCGATTGCCGCCTGGGTAAACGCCTCCTCCTTCGCGGCTTTCCCGGCGATCGCGACGATCGGGAACGCGAGCGGCTCGGATTACTTTAGCGCCCAGATCTCCAATACGGGCCGGGGAGTAACCGAACGGAGCGCCGGGAACTCGGTCGACGACGTAACGAACTCGATCGCCGGGGCGATGGCGCTTTCGACGTGGTTCCATTACGTCTTAATTTGTTACGACGCGACCAACCGGGGGAATTGGGTTAACGGCGTCCAGCAAGTTACCGGTAGTTTAAAGAACGTCGGGACGCTTACCCTCTCGCAGATCGCCGGGGTCCTCTCCGGCGGGACCCAATTTTACGGGACCGGGCTGACGCTGGCCCAGGTGGCAATCTGGAAGAGCGTCGTCGCCGACATCGAAATCCCGCAGCTTTACGTCGGGGTCTCGCCGAAGAAGATCCAGCCCTCGAACCTCGTTTCCTACAATATGCTTATCGGCGCTTCGAGCGAGCCGGATTACTGTTCCTCGACGCCTTGGACCGTAACCGGGAGCCCAGTATTTTCTCCCAATCCAAGACTCTACTTCCCCTAGGATCCCGGACCCGTTTCGGCGGATTCATCGGCATCCCGTACCCGGCG